ATTCTTCGTATTTCAAAGCCGCCTTGCTTTACAAGTTCCATAATTTCATCTTCATCAATGGTTCCTCTTCCTCTAAGACCCATAGCTTCTGCAACATTACTTGTTGGTTCAGCAAAACGTCCTGTATTGCGTAGACCTGATGGATTTTTCTTAGTCCGTCCAGCTTTAGTAGGAGCGGCCTGTCCTGTCTCAATTAAACGACGACGTTTAGCCCTAGAGGGTTTAGTAGGAAGGCTATGTCTTGATGTAGGCATAGTGTTTACACCTTCACCTACATCTGAAGGATCATTAAGATATGTCTTTGATCTGTTTCCAATACCAGGTGCATCAAAATCATCAGCGGCCTGTTGTTTTTTTAATCTTGTAATTTCCCGACCTCTTTTACTTTTCTTATCGTACTCTGTATCTTTTTTTCTAGCAGAGCCTCTTGTCTGTTTTGTTTTTGGTCCCGGCTTTCCAGCCTCTTCCCATTTTTTAACAGAAGTAAAACCCGCAGCTTTTGCTTTAGTTTTTATTTCAGCAGGTATAGCCTTACGACCTTTACCTTTTCTGCCTCTTTTTTTCGCAGAAGTTTTTAAAATTTTTCCTTTAGCCATAATACTATTCCTTATACCGAATAATCATATTCTTTGTTATCAACAACAACAGTATCAAAGCGAATAGAGTCACCAGTAGCTGCTGGGCCTTTTCTAGCAGCACCATAGCCCTGTCCGGTAGGACGCCCTGTACAAGCTTCTCTATCTTCTTTATATTTCTTAAAACCTTTTGCGTCGTAAGAATAGCCTTTATTATTAATAAGTGGCATAATACCCTCCTAACTACTTCCTTGAATGATTGTGTTTGCACTACCCGCTGGACTTGTATTAAGTTCCATATTGTCTTGCCTGTTTCTTCTAGCCTGATTACGAAGAGAATCAATAGAACCTTTAAGTTCAGCTTGCCATGCAGCTACTGTGTTAAAACTTTTATTGAATAGAGATGCTTCAATCATTGATGCATAGAAGAGGGCATTGTAACAAAAGTCTGAAAAATAATTGTTTGGTGCAGCAGATGTAAGAGTAGTGGGTCTTGCCACATAAACAACTTCTGTATCATATGCAGAGGCAGGAGTAGGTACAATATAAATTTGTGTATTACTCCGCATTGCATAGTATTTAGGTTCTCCAACTGATGAAGACACAAAAGGCCAATAGTCATATGCATACTCTTGGCTTCTTTGTAGTAGATTAATTTTTGAACCTGAAACTTTAATATTAATATTTCTTATAATTCTTGTATCGGATGCAAGAGAAACAAGTGGGTTGTTTGCTTGCGTAGTAATAGATGTTATTTGGTTTAATGCAACATCATCTAACTCTTTTATAAGACGATACTCTGCTTTATTAATAAGCACAGGAATCTGATCACTAAATTCCTGTGAATCATTTTCAGCGGTTCGTTGAATATCTAATACAAGATCACTATAAGAAGGCATTTAATTATCCATAATAAATGTAAAATTTGCCGCCATTACTAGCACCAGCTAATGAAACATTACCAGTACACTTAATACCAATCTCACCGATATAAACATTGTCTACTGTATTAGCAGCTAAAGCCGCATGTTTTATTTTAGCACCAAGACTATCACCAACCACCATTTCTGATGCTGCAGTAACTGCAAAGCTATAGACTTGTATTCTAGTATCAGATATAGTTGTACTCGTAATAGCATCTACAAAAAGACCATTGCCTCCTGCACCACCTGCAACTTGAGCCATTCTAATATTCGACATTTAAATCTCCTAAATAATTAGGAGAGAGAATTTCTTCTCCCTCCTAACCATATTTATTTTAACCTGCGTTACCGAAGTAACTTCTCCAATCAGACCAACCAAAGCTATAACGCTCTCTAGCTTTGAAGCGAAGATTACCAGTATCGAAGTCTGGCTCCATCTTTGTCTGTAGTGGCGCTCTAGTGAACATCTTAGCACCGTTAGGAACATTTGTTCTAACGAACCAAGCATCAGTATCAATAAAGCGACGGTTAATGAAACAACCCTTTGGAAGCATTGACATGCTTTGGATTGAGTTTACATCATTCCAGCCTGAAGCTGCCACAAGTCCTGCACCCATAGCAGTAGTACCAGAGGTGGGGATTAGTGTGGAATTAAGCAATGAGTTTGATGTTGCCCAGTTATCAGGTGCAACATGAAGAGACACTGCTGAACCACCAACAAGAATACCTCGGTCATCCTCGATTTTCTGAATGGTGGTAAGTGCTGCTTCTAGAGAAGCAAACGAAAGGTCTGCTGCAGCTAGAAGATTTGATTGTGTTCCATCGACTGTTGGATGGGTAGCACTAAAAAGTGGCTTACCATCGCCGCCATGATAGGCAGCAACATCAGTGAAACCGTTGTTGAAGATGTCTGCAGCTTTAACCTGCTTAGTATTAGCCATTGCTCTTGCAAGGGCTTTTGCTCTAAGCTTGGCAAAAGTATCATACAAATTATCTTCCATAGCTTCTTCCGTTACCGCAAAGGCAAGAGAAATCGTTTCGTTTACATAACGAGCAACATAACTTTCACTTGCCTCATCGTATGTGACTGCAGCACCCTCACCCTTTACAGGTGCAGTACCAAAGCCTGTGAACAGAACTTCTTCTTCAAAAGCTCTGTCTGAGTTTTCAACCTCAAATAGAGGCTCATGCTCATTATCAACTTCTCCATATTCTAGTCCAAATACAGCATTTAGACCGGGGAGAAGTTCTTTTGCTATACTAGCTCTATTAATAGCCATAATTCAAACCCCCCTTAAATGCCAGATGGTGCTGATAGAACAGCATCAACATGCTTCACAATACGAACTTCTAGAACAGGAAATGCTCTTTCCGTAGCAACGGTAATATCGTTACCCGGCTCATCAAGAACACCAATAGCTCTTACTGGAAGAATAGTGGTATTTCTTGTTGCAGCTTTAACACCAAAACCAGACTGTCCGGTAAAGGTGCTACCTGTTCCCAAAGTTAATCCAAAGTTTACTGTATTAATATCACCAGCAGAACAAGAAGCGTCTGCTTGAATAAAGTAAGTATTGCTTGGACTTGTAGCTACAAAAGCTTTAATATCTGTAGCACTTGTATTGGCGGGCCAATACTTGCTGTATTTAGGTTCCCCGTTTGCAACGTAATGGCATCCCATAAAAACACCGTCTGCATAGTCGGCGTCTGCTGAGACTGGTTCTACATTACCAAGGCTTGTCTTTACAAGATCACCTGTAAAGATATTTCTTGCGTCACCAGATGCGATTGGTAGCTCATCAAAACCTGTAGAGTTAGTACCAGAACCACGTTTGCGAGCAGGAAGGAAACCTCTTAGGTTTTTAGTAGTAGACATAATGTCACTCCTCCATGTTTACGCAGTCCACAATAACTATTCTTGAAAGTTAGGTCTTCGACCTCTAGTTACTGTAGACCTACTGTTATTACTAATAGGCATTCTTGAATCTGAAGAGTTTTCTAGTTGTGAGTTCACAGCATGCATTAACTGTTGACCCTTCTGTTCAAAGTACCTTGTGCGGGCTTCTACTTTTCCGGTAGGCATTTTAGCTAATGCCAAGTCTCCACGACAGACTGTTCCGATATACCGCCCATTCTCCTGCACGATAGAAGATACTGCCATTTCTGGAACTTCATCAGGAGTAACCCATGCCCATCCTTCTGCCATTCTCTTACCAACATTTTGGTAATCGTCTACACCCTTTAGATTTATACGAATCCAACGTAGTGACATTCCTTCATTAGTAAATCTATTGATTACTGGATCAGGAATTTCAAGGGCATTAGGCTCTTCATATGTCCACTCGGTTTCTTCTCTTGTATTCTGTTCTCTAGTACTGGCTGAACGTGCTACGCTCTTTCGTGTGTTCATGTCTTAACTCCCTCGGCCAAATGATACATCTGTGTACTCACCGTCTGAACCATCAACTTTTAATTTTTCAGCGGCATATACTTCAAGTGGTATATTCCATTTATTAGCAAGTCGAACATCTTCTTGTGAAAGTTTGATCTTCTTACCTGTGGAAGTTGCTGGCGACCGGGAAGCTCCAGCGACCACTTGAGCAGCAGGTGTCGTCTGCTGCGGACGATTATCTTCACTAACCTCTTGATCAGTAAACTTATGTGGAAATTCTTCTCGTAATCTACGATCAATCTCTCCATAAAAATCTTCTTCGTCAGGATTGTATCCTTGTTGTTTTAACTCTGCATCAACTGCTAGTGCGGAAGCTGTTAGAATACTATCCTTACCAAACCACTCATTCTCCGCTGCCCATTCTTCTGCTCTTGGGTCAGGTCTTGCTTGAGCAGGTTGTTGTGGTTGATCTGCTTGCTTCTTAGCTTCTTCTTCTTTTGCTTTAGTGTATTGTTCTAAAGCAGCTTTTTGTTTACTAAGATTATCTAAATCAAGTTGACTTCTTTGAAGAACTTCTAATGTTTGAAGAACCTTCTCTCCGTCACCCGAATTATAAGCATCTAAATATGCAGCCTTTGCAAAAGCAACCTTATCATTTAACTGTTGCTCACTCATATGGGTAGATGTTTTTTGAGTGTCAACGAAACTCTGTTCTTGAGAAGAAAGCCTTTCTTGTAAGTCTTGCTTCTCTTTTAGTAAAGCTTGAATTTCTTCTTCTCGTTCTTTTCTTTGCTTTACTAACTGCCGGATTCTTTTTTGTGCGCCATTAGTTTCAATACCATCAAGCTCTTTTATTTCTTCTTTCTTAGGAGCTTCAGGAGCTACTTCAGACTTTTTCACCGCTTCTTGTGCGGCAGGTGGAGCATCCTCTTCAATCTCATACTCTACCTTTTCTTGAAGTGTAACGTCACCCCAACCGTTTTCGTTTTCTTCCATTTAAACTTTTCCTTTCGACTGATTCGACACAGACGTTTTACGAGTAACTATATTATACACTATTTTTTGCGTTTACGCAACCCCTTAATTAGATAAATTAAATGTAGGGTCTAAATCTTTTGGATTTTCTACCTTTAGCATAATTTGATCATCATATAATAGAATAAGTTTTATACCTTTGTAGATCATCTTTACACCAGCATGCTTACCATAGCATACATAATCACCTAGTTTACACCAAGGTCCGGTAGCAAACTTATCTTCGTCTTTGTAGGCAAGCTCACCAATAGCAATAACTTTTCCAACTGTAGTTAGATAAGCCATATCATCTACTGTTGAATCAGGCAGTATAATACCACCCTTTGTTTTTGCTTTGATAGATACGGGACGTATTAAAATATTATAACCGGGAATCGTAGGTAGAGGACTAGGATCGGATACTTCTTTTTCATCTCCGCTAATCCACTGATCATTTTTAATTGACTTTTGTAAAGCAGGTTGCTGCATGGTTAATCTCCTTCTTCGTCATGAAATCTTGTTTTTACAATACGAGTTAAATCATTTCTGGCCCATGCTAACCCCTGATAAAACCCTGATAGTTCTTTATATGTAGCGTAATCCCCTGCACTACCTTCAACTAAATTTGTCTTTATCTGATCCATTTCTTCGTTTAAAGATATTACTATTTCGTCCCATAGATTCATTAGAGTACTATGACTCCTACAATAAAACCAAGTGCTGCTGCACAGATAACCTTTATCCATACTTTACACTCATAGGAACAAGAACAATTAGAACATCCAATTATAGATTTAAGTTTAGCTATCATATTATTCTCCTGTCATTCGAGAAAGTTTTTCCATTGCATCTAAAGTTAGACGCCCTTCTTTTTCTTGAGCATTAATAGTTGTTTCAATAACTTTTTGTAAAGCTCTTAACCCTTCAATATTTTCAGCAGATTCTCTATCTTCAGAAATTTTACTTAGTTTACCAAGAAGGTCCATAGCTTTAAGCTGTTGAGAATTTTGCATCTTAGCATCTTCGGTAGCTGCATTAACAAGAGTATCAACTGCCTTCATGCTTTGTTTATTAATTCTATCTTTTTCTTTTTCTTCTGATTTAATAAGTTGTTGCTGTCCATCTTGAATTGCTTTAAGGGCTACTTCTGTTTCTTCAATATCAAGTTCTCTATTCTTGAGAGAAGCATCAGAAGCATTCTTCATAGTATCAAGTTGAAGTTTTTGTTGTTCAATCTGAAGTCTTGCTTTTTCAAGATCAACCATCTGAGCTTCAGGACTTTGTTGTACACCCATAGCCTTGTTTGCATTTTGAACTTGCTGTGCTGCTTGAGCCATAGCAACTTCCATAACATTAGGCATCTGCTGTTGCTCTGGTGGTAAGTTACCAACAAGTTGTTTAGCTACTCCTGTA